TCCAATACTATCAATCGGAGAAGGCCAACCGGATGCTCGTTGATCTGATCCACGAGAGGCTACCGAAAGACAGGCCACTCATATCTGATGCTATGAAGACGGCCCTGGGATTTGCCAACGATTCTTGGGTAACAGGCGACGATACAGGACAGCACGACGATCACTTGCATGATCGGTGCGAAGGAATACTAAAATAACGATCTGAAAGGACCATGATGGAACGACTGCTTACAGATGCCGATGTCGATGCGATTGGGGATGCCATTGCAAAAAGGCTTCCCGCCTGTTCCTTGGGATTGGATGCTGACGATGCTGCCATCATTAAGAACCATATCGGTCTTTACAGGAAGGCCAGGAATATCATAGGGACCGTTGTTATCACTGCCCTGGCAGTCTTACTGGTTGGGATATTCTCAAAGGGTTTTTGGATGTCACTAATTGATGGAATGAAAAAATGAAAAGATTGCCTTTGTTGATAGTATTGATTCTTTTGATTGCTGCTCCTACTATCGCAGCCCATGAATTTCTTGAAAAAGAGTATCAGACAAAGTGGTGTTCAGAAAGGGGAGGTATTCAGGAATATCGGCTGGATGATGCAACAAGGGTTGATTGCCTGTTACCTGAGTTTGCCGTTGAGTTTGATTTCGCATACAAGTGGGCCGAATGTATTGGCCAAGCATTCTATTATGGTCAGAAGACTGGTAGGAAAGCGGCTTGTGTATTGATTATTGAAGACCAAGAAAAAGAAAAACAGTTTGTTGAGAGGTTGAAAATTGTTTGTGAAAAGATGGGTATCAAGTATTGGTTGATGTATAAAGAGGATTTGGGTAGTGAGTGAAAACGTAAGCTGGTCAAATGAACTTTTGAATGGAATCCAAGGTGACGCAGAAGATTTCTCTCGTGCCTTGAGAGAATTGGCTGTCGTTATTGATGCCGAGATTTCCCAGGTATTCAGGAAAAGCATTCTGGATACCGAGAGGAATATTATACGTCGCTCGCCAGTATTGACCGGGGCATATCGGGCAAGTCATGGGATTGCAAATATGGAGCCTGCTGGCGGTGAAAATATTGCCATCGGCGAGGAAGGGATAGAACTCCCTGCTCCTACTGCGGGGCAAGGCTGGCAGTGGAAAGTAGGCGATGGCGATATCTGGCTATACAACAATGTCCCATATGCGCTGAGAATTGAAGATGGGCATAGTAGTAAAAAAGCGCCACAAGGTGTTTATAGATTGGCGATTCCTGAATTCACACAATTTTTTCAGAAAGAGGTTGCCAAGACAAAGGCTCTCGTATCGGATGGTATAGAATGACACCAGATGATGTCAGATCACAGATAATGAACGCATTGGATGCAAGCTGGGCGACAGCGACCTCGATTAGCTGGCCGAATAAAGATTTTATCGTGCCACAGGTTGCATGGATTCAGCCAGTAATAAAAATGGGGCAAAGCTTCGTGCTGGAATTGGGGGACGGGGTAGGATTAAGAACCGGTGTACTGATGGTATCCATATTTACGCCGGCTGGCGATGGTCTAAAAAAAGCCTTTGATTATGCGGCAAGGCTGGAAGCGATTTACCGGAGGAAGGATCTATCGGGCGTTCTATTTAAAGAGCCCTACACCGATGATAAGGGGAGAAACGATAGCGGTTTTAATCATGTGTTGATGTCGGTTGATTTTGACGCATGGGTTGGAGAGTAATTCAAAGTCGTAGATGCGACAAAATAAAGGAGGTAACGGATTATGAGTACAAATTGTGACATTGGTGTATCAAGGAAACAAAGGGTGTTTGCGACTTTGGAGACTGTAGTCGGAACAATGGTTTTCCCCGTCGCAACGACAGATTTTATTTTACCGGCAGGCAATGCCAATATGAGTCAGAACCCGGCATTCAGCGATTCGGAGGAATTGAATAATACGCTGGATGTTCTCGATCAGTTCCCAAATGCGATACCTGCCGCTAAGTGGTCGATCCCGATGTATCTGCGGCCATCGGGGACATTAGGCTCTGCGCCACAAGGACATATCCTGTTCCAGTGTTTGCAGCACGCACTGAATGCGGCAACCACGGCATCGATATCTGCGGAGCCGACTGCTGCCATAGCAACAATTACAATTAAAGGCATTTCTGGCGGAGTTCTCCCTGAGAAGGGGGTTGTAACTCTTGCCGGTATGGTATCCGAAAAAGTTCACTATACGGGGATAACAAGAGCTTCCAGGACAGCATCGACGGCGACTCTTACAGGGTGCGTAAGAGGATATGATGCTTCTACTGCTGCAACCCATGCTATCGAGCAGCTTGTAACATTATCGAGCATCTTCTATCGGCAGCAGGTAGCAGCTCCTTCCTGTTCGATTTGGATTGAGACAGACCATTTTGTGCAAGCCTGTAAAGGATGCTCTGTTGACAGTGCTGATTTTGAGGTATCGAATGAAGGTGCTGTCAAGGTTACATTCAATGGTCAGGGTATGCAGGTCGTTTATGCTGGAACGAGTGCTCTGTCTGAAAGTGCGGTCGCAACAAATACACATCTTCACGTTGTCGATGCCAGCCTCTATTCGGCCGGGGCGATCATCTACGACTCGACAGTAGGGAGTACAAGGGCGACAATCTCTGCTGTGAATGCAACGACAAATGTTTTGACACTGTCGAGTGCATTCGGTTCGGTCGGGGCCACTGCCGATGTGATCAAAGGGTATCTGCCGACAGGAACAGAAATCGGTGATCCTATTGAATCCGCAGATACAACGATTCAGATTGACGGAGTGGCTGGGGCGATCAAGAATTGTACATTCACGATCAGTGCGCCGAAAAAATATGTTGAAGACGAAGTCGGTACTGATTATCCAGAAGAATTCATGGAAGATGCAAGATCAATATCGAGTTCACTTAGTATTTATTTCCGCAAGGCTGCAGCAAAATATTTCTCTGCTGGGAAGAATGGTGAGGAATATACAGTTCTTCTGACATTTGGCGATACAGCAGGGGCGATATTTGATATCTACTGCAAGCGATGCAAATTGGAAGTTCCAACCATCGCATTTGCTGCACCGGCTATCGAATTAAATATTCCTCTCAAAGCGCTCGGGACGGTCGGAGAGGATAGTTGCGAGATTGTTGTTAGATAATTTAATTCGTGCGGCGGCTGGCCATCTGAAGATGTTCCCGGCATCGGATGGTGGCCGGTTGTCCGCACACTAAAAAATTCCGGGAGGGAACGAAAATGAAATTACGAACAAAAAAAATTGAACAGTGGATTGTAATCGACGGCGTCAACCCAGGCGAGAGGGCAGAATTTTTGGTTCATCCTCTTTCCCCAAAGGAGATTTCCGATCTCCTCGAAAGGACCAGAAAGACAGAATGGGAACGAGGGCAAAGGTTTGTTGAGCCTGAATATTTCCTATTCAAAATCCAGAAAATCTTCGCGACCATTCTCGATTGGAAAGGAATCGAAAATGAGGATGGGGCAGAATTGCCTTGTACGGATAAAAACAAACAGTTCGCTTATCTGTACAACTCCGATCTGATTGACAAGGTGATTGAGAAGGCTGATGCTCTCTACAAGACCTTTCAGGACGAAGAGGAGAAAGAAGCAAAAAACTGAAAGAGTGCGCAGATTGGTATGGGAATAAGCAAATAGCCGACTGCGCAGGATGCAGAAGAGTTTATAACGGAGACCCGCCATGCGAGACGGAATGTCAGAAGCCAGAATGGATGGAAGCAAATCTACTCGCATGGCGGTTGTGGAACATATCAGACCGCAGAGATAGGCCGATAACGATGGTTGGCCTTGGCCCGATACCGACGATGCCAATTTTGGAATTATGTGAAGCCTATGACGCGACACTTGAAGACTTCGAGAAGATATTGACGTTGGATAGTTTGCTTTATAAGGGGCCAAAGAAACCGGATCAGCAGAAGAAAAAACCTTTCCGTAAAAGGAAGAAATAGATGCCAGGGATAGCCATAAAAGTTAGTACATCTGAGGCTCAAACAGCTACCAAGAAGCTCTATGCAGATCTTAATAAACTCGGGGCAGAGACTAAGCTGACGACTCAGGAAATTGCTAAGCTCGAATCTCGAATGCAAGGTAAACTTGGTGCAGATAAGGCCGATGCTGCAATCAAGAGACTTGGCGAATCTGTTGGTTTGACTAAATCAGAAGTCCAGAAATTCCACGATAAACTTTCTCCTCCTGGGTTCGCAGATAGAGTTACTCGTGGTTATAGTGCTATAAAGGCAAATTGGGTTGGTTTAGCTGGAGCAGCCGGTGCTGTCGGGGTAGCAGCATATAAAGCTTTTGATTATATTCAGAGAGGAGCAAAAGAGCTTCAGGCAGAAGATGCTTTCCGGAGAACGGCAGCATCAATGGGCGAAGATGCGGATAAGATGTTGGCGAAATTAGATCGGGCTGCTGCTGGTGTCGTTGATGATGGTGACATTATGCAGAAAGCCGTCAAAGGATTAATGCAAGGATTTTCTGGTGATCAACTTGTCAGGATGATGGAAACAGCAAGAGTTTCGGCAAGGGTTACTGGTCAGGATATCAAGGACACTTATCAGACGATAACAGATGCTATCAGCACCAATATGCCACGTTCTTTGAAGCAATATGGTTTGATAACAACACAAGAAATGTCCCTTGTAAATAAGGCATTAGCGGCTGGAATCGAAGATGTTAATTTGTATGAAATAGCAATGGCTAACGCTACTGTTCAGACAGCGAAAATGGGGGAAATGCATCTTACAGCTGCGGAAAAAATAGAGCGGTTTAAGATGAAACTGGAAGATACGAAGGATATTATTGGTGTTTGGCTAATCGAATTGCCAGAGAGGGTTGCAAAATTCTCGGCTGCTGCTGCTGATGCTGAAGCCGGGATTACTCTTGTTGATAATGCTGTAAAGGCTTCAGAGGGAGTAGCGGCTTGGGAGAATGCAAGAAAACTCAGGTATGCTTATGAACAAAAGGCCGTATTGACTTCTGGATTAAAAGTCCGATTAGATACTATAGAGAAAGAAAAGAAAGCCAATGAACAGAGAGCAGCAAAAGAAAAAGAGATTTTGGAAATTAATCGAAAGGCAAAGATTGAAATTGGGCAGCTGGGGAAGAATGCTTATGAGAAAGAAATAATAAGGATCAATTCTGAAGCAGCAGAGTATAAAAAAGCTGGTATTGGCAAAGCAGAGATTGCAAAATTTGTTGCCACCCAAAAAGAGCTTGCTGCAACTAAGGCAAAAGAGATTGAGATTGCTGCTTCTAAACAGGCGGGAGATGCTGCTGCAGCGCAGTATAAAATCATCGAAGAAGCCGAAAATAAAAAATTAGATTTGATGGAAGCAGATGCGAAACAGTATCAAGCTTTGCTTGCCGAGGAATCTGATTTCGCCTCTACCGAAAATGAGAGGGCCATCAATAAAATCATATCCGATTATGGGAATAAAATAACTCGTCTTAATGAATTGCAAGAG